CAACCGCAAAGATGTCAAGAGATGAAACTCTATTATGAAGATGAACTAAATAGAGCGTTGACGGAAGACGGGTCGTCAACTTCGTCTTATATAACTCCGAAAACGTATTATCCAAGTGTCTAATTTTTCAAAAGGTAAATATGCAAAATTTATATCAGATCGTTCTGGTATGGAATTTCCGTATAAAGAAATGGTTAGAGAGTGGAATGGTTCTAGAGTTCACGTATCAGAGTATGAACCGAAGCAACCACAATTAGAACCAAAGCCACATGGTGCAGATCCACAAGGTTTACCAAATGCAAGACCTGCAAGATTACAATTACCTACGACTGATTTTTTACCTGATAATCCTTTTTCAACAATCAATACATCTGCAGTTATAACTGTTTCAGAGCCAAACAGTGCGAGACAGACAGGAGATATTGTAAGATTTTATGATGTGAAAGAACCTGTAGGTGGAGTATCAATAGCTACTTTACAACCTGAAACGACTTTAGCTGCTTCAATTAACGATACAACAGACACAATATTGGTAAATGATTCTTCTGATTTTCCTTCTGCTGGATTTATCGTAATAGAAAAAATAAATAGTGACACCAAATTATATGAGAATGAAGTTATCCAATACACGGGAAACACAGGAAATACTTTTACAGGATGCACTAGGGGGAGTAATGCTCAAACTAGGGGGAATACTCCTGAGAATACAACAGCTAGCTCACATTCTTTGGGTGCAAAAGTCCTTGGCGCTTTCTCAATAACTATGATATCAAGTACAGTAAAGAATCCTAACGGGATGCCCGCTACGTTGACAGAAAATAATAGCTACAAATTTACAGCTTTGTCAGCAGCTACAAGCACGGCAACAGGTGGTGGTTCTTTTGTATCGGCAGGACCGATAGATAATGGAGTAACTGAATGACATATGATGAATTAAAAACAAAAATTAGAGCTTATACAGAGGTAGATAACAACGTTACAACGCCCACTGTTTTAACTGATACGATCGTAAATGGATTTATTGAAGATGCTGAATTTAGAATTTTAAGAGAGGTAGATTCTGATAATAATAGAAGATACGTAACAGCAACGATGGTTGCAGGACAAAGATTTATAGACACCCCTGCTGACCTATTAGTAGTGAGATCCGCTCAAATAGTAGATAAAGATTTAAGCACTTCTCCTACGACAGATAGAAACATTATTGAGTACAGAGACACCAATTTTATGGCAGAATATAACCCTACAGATGCTCAGGGAACACCAAAATATTTTAGTTATTGGGATCAGGACACCTTAGTTTTTGCTCCGGTGGCAGATGCAGCTTACACAATTCAATTAAATTATATCTTGAAACCAGCTGGATTATCTAGTACAAATCCAACTACATACCTAAGTCTGCAGTTTCCCAACGGACTTTTGTATGCATGCCTAGTTGAGGCTTTTAGTTTTCTAAAGGGACCACAAGATCTCTTGCAATTATACGAGCAAAAGTATAATAAAGCGGTTGAAGGGTTCGCAGTAGAACAAATGGGAAGAAGAAGACGAGACGAGTACATTGAAAGTGCTCCTCGTTTACCAAAACAAGGATAAGGAGATAAAACATGGCAATTACACAAGCGATAGCAAACAGTTTTAAAAAAGAACTTTTGGATGGCGATCACGATTTTTCACAATCCGGTGGAGACGTGTTTAAGATTGCTCTTTACACTTCTTCTGCAACTTTGAACTCAGCGACAACTGTTTACCCTGGCGACAGTTCAGGTAACCAAGTTTCTAATACTGGACAGTACACACAAGGTGGAGGAAAACTAGTTAACGGTGGAACTTCAATGACAGCTGGTGTAGCTAGATGTGACTTTGCAGATAGATCTTTTACTGGTGTAACTTTAACAGCGAGAGGTGCATTAATTTATAATACATCTTTTTCTAATAAAGCTGTGGCAGTATTAAACTTCGGAAGTGATAAGACAGCGACATCAGGAACGTTTACTATTCAGTTTCCAGCAGCCACGTCAACAGCAGCGATTCTAAGGATCTCTGGTTAATAGGAGGTAACTCCTATGGCGTTTAAAACGTATACAGTTACTGTCGCAACAGGCAGTAGGTACGGCGGCGGGACAGGAAACGTATTTTATTTAGACGGTGTTCGTACTATGGACGTCGATGTAGTCGGCGGCTTAACGTATGCGTTTAATCAAGATTCTAATACAAACGATAATCACCCATTAGTTTTTTCTACAACGACATCAACAGGTCAGATGATTTCATCTGGTGTTGTTTACAAGTTAGATGGATCTGTTGTATCTCAAGCTAATTATACTGACACAACAACTTTCAATGCAGCAACAACTCGTTCTGTAGAAATTACAGTTTCTCAAACTTCAGATTTTTATTTTATTTGTTATGTGCACGGCTCAGGTATGGGTGGTGTTATGGATTTATCCGTTGATGGATGGGGTGCATTAAATTGGGGCGATGGTTCTTGGAACGCTCAAGACGATGCAACTTTACAAGTAACAGGTCAACCAATGACTATTGCTCAAGGAAATGCAGAAGCATTTTTACGAGAAGGTTGGGGTACAACTAACTGGGGCAATGGTGAATGGGGTGACGTAACAGATTCTGGCGGCGCGTTCACAGGTATTGCAATGTCAGCTACACTCGGAAGTGTAACAATCGATAGTCAAATAAATACTGGTTGGGGTAGATTCGGTTGGAACGAAGCATCGTGGGGAACTTTTGGAACAGCAAATCCAACAGGTATCCAAGCTTCAATGACAACAGGATCTGTAACTATAACTGGACAAATTAATTCTGGTTGGGGCAGAGCTGAATGGGGCAACGAAGGTTGGGGTGTTAACGAAACAGAAGTAAACGTTACTGCAACAGCTTTACCTATGACTATGGCTCTGGGTGATGAAACAACAACTGCAGAAGTAAATGAAGGTTGGTCACGAGGAGCTTGGGGTAATCAAGTTTGGGGTGATACAGATGAAGCTGCAGCACTTACTGGAATAGCAATGTCAGCTACTCTTAATAGCGTAACTGCAACCGCAATAGTTAATACTGGTTGGGGCAGAATAGAATGGGGCAGTGGACCTTGGAATGATAATGCTTTTGTTCCGATTGCAGAATTAACTGGAATGGCAATGTCTGCTTCTATTGGTTCTGTCACAATAGATGGAGAAATTAATGTTGGTTGGGGCAGAGGTTTATGGGGTAACCAAGTATGGGGTCTACCAAACGAAGGAGCTGTACCAACAGGAATGCAAATGTCTGCAACTCTTGGCAGCGTATCAATATCGAATCAAGTAAATACTGGTTGGGGTAGAGCAGCATGGGGTCAACAGCCATGGAACGAAAATACTACGTTTGTAACAGCTACAACTACCGGAATCGGTATGTCAGCAACGATTGGAACTGTAACAACAACTGAAGAAATTAACAGAGGTTGGGGCAGATACGGTTGGGGTGAAGGAAACTGGGGTACACCTGACAATACTATAAATATAACAGGTCAAGCAATGACGGCTAATTTAGGCCAAGCAGACCCTTCTCCAGACGTTATGTTAACTGGTATTGGCATGACTATGAACGAAGGCGAAGAAGCCGTTACTGCAGATGGTATTGTAATACCTACAGGAATAGGCTTGACAGCTAACGTAGGAACCGTATATAATTTGATCTGGAATGAAGTAGACACCGGCACAGCCCCTACATGGAAAGAGGTTGACACCGCAGCTTAAACAGCAAAAATTTAATCAAATTTAATATTTGACACTGTTGTCAAATTTTAATAAAAAACAAAAGAGGATAAAAAATTATGGCAAACTCGACATCAGCAAGTCTTAAATTGACTGTTCAAGCTACCGGTGAAAACTCAGGTACGTGGGGACAAATAACAAACACAAACTTATTAATCGTAGAACAAGCGATTGGTGGTTATGATACGTTTAACATTACAAACGCTAACAGAGCACTAACTTTTTCTAACGGTGCCGTATCAAACGGTAAAAATGCAGTAATCAAATTAACTGGAACTATTACAACTAACATCAACGTAACAATTCCAGACTCAATCGAAAAAACTTTCATTGTATCAAACGGCACAACAGGTGCTTACACTGTAACGTTCAAAACATCTTCAGGAACTGGAGTAACTTGGGCGACAACTGACAAAACTACAAAAATGGTTTTCTCAGATGGAACTAACGTTGTTGATACTGCTTTCACAGAATTATCATCTGACATCACACCACAATTATCAGGCGTATTAGATACAAATGGTAATGACGTTATCATCGATAACGGTGGAGCATTAGAAGATGACTCAAACAATGAATACATTAAATTTGTAAAAACTGGTTCAGCAGTAAACGAAATATCTGTAACTAACGCAGCTACAGGTAACGGACCAACAGTTTCTGCAACTGGTGGTGATACAAACCTTGACCTAAACATCAATCCAAAAGGAATTGGAAGAGTAACTTTAGGCGCTGGTAAAATTCAACAATTAACTGAGAAGATGACGATCGCTGCAACTGGTACAACTGGTACAGTTAACTTCGACGTAATCACACAAGCTGTTCTTTACCACACAGCTAACTCAGCCGCTAACTTTACAGTTAACTTTAGAGGCGATGGTTCAAACACACTTAACTCCATCATGGATACAGGTGAGTCTTTAACTTGCGCATTCTTAACAACTAATGGCGGTACACCTTATTACAACAACGCAGTCACTATTGATGGTTCTTCTGTAACACCAGAATGGCAAGGCGGATCTGCTCCAACAGGCGGAAATGCAAGTTCAATCGACGTGTACACATACACAATTATCAAAACAGGTGATGCGGCGTTTACAGCGTTAGCTGCACAATCGCAGTTCGCGTAATAGGAGGATAGGAGAAAGATGCCAATACTAGGATCATTCGCAGCAGGATCTGGAAAAGGTTTCGGTTTAACAGCTGGAGCTAGTCCATATATGGAAGCAAACGGAGGAACTGTATCTGAAGTTGGGGATTACAAAATTCACGTCTTCACAAGTCCAGGTAACTTTGTTGTTTCTAAAACACCTGACCCATCATTAGCTTACGCTGATTATTTGGTTACAGGTGGAAAAGGCGGAAACGCACCTTCAAATAGAGGTACGGCAGCAGGAGGATTCAGAGAGTCTGTTCCTAACCCTGCGATTTGGACAGGAAGTCCATTAGCAGCTTCTGGTGGCGCTTTACCAATGTCCGTTGCAACATATCCAATTACAATTGGTGCAAATGGAACTCCACAACCTTCACAAAATACACAAGGTAACAATGGAAACGCATCTTCATTTTCAACAATCTCTGCTGCAGGTGGCGGAGGCGGTGGCGTAGGTCACTATACTCAACCTGTAAAAAGTAACCCAGGAAAACCTGGCGGTTGCGGTGGCTCGGGTGGGGGATATCCTCCAAACACGGGTGCAGGCGGCGGCTCAGGAAATCAACCTCCTGTTAACCCTCCACAAGGCCAATCTGGCGCGTGGAATGGTGGCGGCGGCGCGG